ACATTTGCTCCCTCATTTGTTTCGTATTCCTTCTGAAGCATGTACGCCATCATCCTCATCTTGGCCTTTACGATGGCGTTGTGGTTCAGGCCATGGGATTTTGCGATACGTTCCTGAGCCTTGTCTAGGATGCTTGTGATCCTGTTTAACTCGCTTTCAAAACGAGCCAATCCCTCAGCGGACCTTTCGAATAGGGCGTTGAACACTCGCTTGGTCTTGAAATCTCCGAGAGATTGGTCGATGTAGTAGTTGATACCCCTCTTTGTTATCTCTTCGATGTAGTTCTCTCCCCTCTTGAAGAACGTCTTGAGCTTGGCAATCATCTTTGATACAACCATCGGATTGGCCTTAACGGCAGATGTCAGAACGTCCATTGCATCGAACGTCTTCTGAAGCCTGTTCTCCATGACCTCCGCGAAGTTGGAGATGTAGCCGTTCTTCATGTTGTCAATCATCTTGACGATGTTGCGAAGGTCATTGAGGCTCATGGACTCGACCGCATCAGATGATAGTAACTTCTTTAACTTCCTAGCCAACACACGCTCATCCTCCGTCGGGAACACCTCAGGGTCTATGTCGACAGATGACGAATAGACAACTCCTATAAGGTCCTGACGCTCGTTCTCTACGTTCTGAAGGGCCTGATTCACGTCATCCTCTGATATGCCTAGCGTGGACGCGGCGTTTGCCACCGCCTCTGACATGCTCTGACCATCATTGACGAGTCTTGACACCATAGAGTTTATCATCAGGTCCGTAGGACCCCTCTTCTCGGAGTATATCTTGGACTTGTTCTCGTTCATCATGTCACGCTCGTCGGCACTTATCTCACCTGCCCTCTCCATGGCCTTGAGCGTTTCAGCGTAGTCCAACTTCCCTTCCTTGTTGAACACCACGTTTGACGTGTTGATGAACCTGTCGTACAGGTCGTCGAGTACGGAGAACTTCTTATCGACTGCGTCCATGACCTCGGAGGCCATGTCGGTGACCTTGTTTATCTCATCCAACGTGAGGACCTTCTCGCGCTTTCCTACCATCTGAACGAGTTGCATGTAGGTGTTGAACACCTCTGCGGGAATAAACTCAGGGTTCAGGTTCAGCATCCTCTGAAGGTTAGGAACCAAGCCTTCTGCTATCCCTAGCTTGACGGCTACGTTTTTCTTTGCTGTAGGGATCATCTTCTTGATGGATGCGATTGTTTCCATGTACTCAGCGTCCTCCATCACGTTGGCCATATAGTCGACGAAGTTGGACACGGAAGCCTCGTCGAGTACCTTCAGTTTGGCGAACCTGTTCATTATAGCGTTCATCTGACGCAGGGAGATTTTTCCCGACTTAACCATCTCGTTAAGCTCCTCGGCAATGGCAACGTATGACTTCTTGATTGCGGAGGCAGCGTTCCTTGCACCCCTAGCCTCGTCAGTCAGCCTCTTCTTGAGGGCCTCCTTCTCAGACATGGTGACCTTCTTGGTGTCCTTGATGCCAAGGATCTTCTTCACGCTAGGTGCAGCCTTTTCCTTTTCATAGAACCTGTCACGGATGTCACGTACCAACTGCTCACGCTGAACGTCAGTAGCGTCCGTGTACAGCTTTGACTTTTCAAGGTATCTCATGACGTTGTCAAACGCCTGCTCCTTGGTTCCTCCCCTTTCTACGGTCTTGGCTATGATACCACCGACCTTCTGCATGGTGGCGTCATATCCGGGCATGTTAGCCTCTGACGGCTTCTCAGCTTTCCTGCCTTTGGTTACGATTTCGGGTTCGGCCTGATCGCCCGCCCTGTTCTCAGTCCAAGCCCATTCAGGAAGAAGACCTGTTTTCTGTTGAGCGAATACGGTGTCTTCTACCTTTGCTGATTGATTCTGATCACCATAAGGACCATAGTTAAGCCATGAGTTTTGGCCTCGTGTCTCAGTGGTAATGGCCGCTATAGCAGGACCCGTAAACAATCTTACGTGAGCCTGCCAAGCATTCTCCTCACCTCTTGCCCTGAATCCTGAACCTTCCATGCCATGGCCAAAGGCATCATGAACAGCCCTGAACAAATCGTTGGCAGTAACAGCATGATCCTTTCCGTTCTGATCCTTCCATACCAACCCTGTGTCTTGCAACATAGGATTATCCTCTACGGCCTTATCTGTCAATCCCTCCGTACCGAAACCATCGTAGGTTCCGTATACAGCCATCTTTTTATTGTTTCGTAAATCCCTTATAGCTCTCCAAGGTTTTCCGTCATACGGATCTGTTTTGGAGTCAAAGAAGGTGAACTCATAACCTGCCTCAACCAAAGCATCATACTGCTTTTTGGTTTGCGATATCAAGTCATTGTACGCCTCTCTTACCCTAGGATTCTTAGGGTCATGTTTCATTTCTTCATAAGCCTTTGCTAATTCTCTAGCAAAGTCCTCGTCGACACTTACGTACTCAGATTGCCTTTTCAGGTCTATGCCATTATCCTTGGCATACTTCTCTGCTATGGCTACGATTTCGGGGTCGGGCCCTGTCGCCCCTTTGACAATTGGCGCACCTTCAAGCGGCGCAAGGCTTCGTAACGCTCCGATCCTTCTTCCGTCTCCACTTCTTCTACCTTTGGTAACGATTTCTTCGCGAAATTCGCCGCCTTCTCCAAGGACGATAGAAGTTGCTCGGGCTGCGGCATCCGCCCTTCTTCTATCAACTTCTGAGCTACTGATTCCATATCGCTCAGGTTGTATTTCTTCTTCTGATTTTCCATATTGTAAAAGTAATTGATTTGCACCGTCTACAAAAGAATACGACTCTACAGCAGCACCCATCCTTTTATACATCTGCTGTTCCAAATACCATAAAGCCGCCTGTAATTCATGAACCTCTAAACCCAATGAATTGGCAGCTATCTGAGCCGCCTCTCTCATTACAGCCCTTTCTGCGTCTGTTCTAGGGGTTTCTTGAATATCAGGTTTCCCTTTCTCATCTATGGTCATAAGGGTTCCCATATACCTATTCCAAGTCCTGCTCCACCAAAGGTCCATGGTAAGTTCAGTAGGAGTTCCCGCTACATTTTGGTGGAATGCACCTAGCTTTTCTCCTATGATATAAGACCCAAATCTTTCACCGACAGGATTCTTTTTTGCTTTGCTTCCATTGGCATCAGGAAGACCTTCATTGTATTTTCTGAGTTCAGATATAGGGTGTTTGCTATTAAGCCACTTGATGGCATTTTTTACACCACCCTGATCCGATATCAAAGACTCTAGCCTGTCTAGGTTTATGGCGATAACATTCCCTTTTACGGTCCAACCCTTTCCAACCAATCCATTATCTACCTGCTCCATATTAAGGACATCCGCAATTGGTATTTTCAAAACACCATTGCCCTTTTTGAATATGTAGTTGGTAGAGCTTTTCTTTATCAGCTTCAGCTCTTTTGTCTTCTCCTCTTTCTTTCCTTTACTATTTACCTCCTCGTATGTTACGTTGTACCCCGGAGTAAGGTCTGACTTTTTGACTCTTATTATTTTCCCATTTTTCTGCTTTATGTCATAAGCGGCCTTTGTCTCTTTTACGATAGTTCCCGAAGGAGCAAAATACTCTCCTTTTTTGTCTTTCAATTTTGTCCTTACAGACACCTGACCCGGTTGGTATTTTTCGAATTGACCCGTCTCTCTGTTGTATGTCTTCCAAATAGAAAAGGCAGCCTTTACATTCTCTCTAGGATTTATACCTATGGAAGAAAGGGCCAATACCACTCTAAACAAATCCATATTTTCAGGATCGTTCAATGAGTTTGCCTCAGACATCTCTCCGTTCTTGATAGCTATATCGGATATCTCTTTCAGTTTGGCATCAAATTCCTTTACTTTATTCGTATACCAATCTAATCCCGTATCACCTTTATAATCATTGAAGAAATACCTTAGGTCGTTGTATGAGTTTATCAGGAATCTCTGAATCCTTTCTTCTGAAGGAGACGATGGTGACAGAATTATATCTACCGCCTTTTCCATTGCAGAAGCCACCTCTACTACGGACTTCTTTTCCTTTTTCCCCAAAGGCTCTACTGACAATACATCCTTAGCGGAAATTCTTTGGCCCTTCGATACCACTCCTTCGGCAATCTTAACTTTGCCTTTCTCGGTAACCTCTACAGCCTCACCCGCAGCAATAGACTTTGACATGCTGTTGAAGAAGTCGACAAGGTCATTGGTAGCCGTCGCCTCTGATATGGACTTGAACGGAACAAATGCGCCTCCGGTAATCTTTGATACCACCTTGTTGATAAGCTCAAGGATTTTGCTTACGGTGACCTTGTTGAGCGTGTCCTTGTTGGTGACCAATACAGCGGCCAACTCTACCAAGAACTCCTCGTATGACTCTGACTCCTCGTATTGGTCTGCAAAGTCCCTTAGCTGCTTGTTCCTGTCCGCAGACAGCACCTTTGAGATCCTGTCCCTGAACACCTTGAAAAGCTTGGGGTCGTCACCGAATGCCTTGAGCATCACGGCGTGTGCCACCTCGTGAGGGACCGTGTTGATACTCGCCTTGTTCAGGTTTATATGTATTTTGACAATAGTCTTGCCATCAGCCGTCCTGACCCTAGTCAAGGCACCACCTTCGCCTCTGAGGCTCGGGTTCTTTCCTTCTTCCATAGCCTGATTGAACGTAGCCTCATCCTCGTGCAATACTACGTCAAAGTCAGGGAACATCGATTGAACGGTCTTGACAGCCTTCATAGCCTGACGGATGATCTTCGCCTTGGTGGTGTCAGGAGTCCTTGCCGTCAGCTCATCGGCAGCAGCCGTGTCCTTCATCGACACACCCTTAGCCGTAGGGGCTGCGGTAGGGGCAACGGCAGGAGCCTTCTTACCCAACATCTCAATGGCCTTATTGGCCAAGTCAGGGGTCATGCCAACAAGCGCCTCGGGGCCTACTAGGTATTCATTCTTTTGTGCATCAGTGAACGCACCGACAGAATCGTCCAAAGCAACAACCTTTGCTTCAGGGGCAAATGACTTCCTCCATTCATCAATGAGATTTCCCCGTTGACGACCATCCCTCTCAATTCCCTCCTCAGTCTTGTTGTCGGCTGTTTCTCCTATGATCCTATCTGAATACTTGAAGCCATAACTTTTTAATAGCTCCCTTGTTGCATTAAGGTCTCCTGTCCTGTGGGAAGAGCTGATGACAACATATGCGTCAGTGTCTTCTATGATCCTGTTTACTTCATTTATAGCATCCTGAGATACATTTTGACCCATCGGAGCTATTACCCCGTCCACATCCAAGAATATTATCTTTTCAGGTTTTGCTCCTGACGATATACCGAACTCATTTTTTGTTATTTGCTCGACCTCTTGCGTAGGAGCGACACCCGCTTGGGCAGCGACTTGTCCTTTGTCTCCTTCTCCCACTTCTTGCAATCCCACTTGGGGTTGTTCTGCGCGTAACACGCCTTCCTCTGTGCTTGGCTCTTGAATGGCATCTTCTTCTTTTTTTAGTGATTTCTTTTTAACCAAGTCAGCAATCTTCTGCTCAGGGTTGGTCATCTGTATGTTGGACGACTGAGCCTGCTCAGGGGTCATCTTGTCGATGGCATTGACGAACTCCGAACGGGTCATCTCCTTGCCATCTATGGAATATGTCGGAACCTTCTCGGACATACTTTCCAACTCGGCATTTATCTCATCAATACGGGCAGCCTGCTTCTTTACTAGTGAAGGCTCCTTACCATTCTTCTCTGCCTCCAACTTCCTACGCTCCAAGATGAGGCCAAGTGCCTGCCTCTGTTGGGCAGGTGTCATGTTCTCAGGTATTGAGTTCATGATTGACACCGCGTTGCGGTAGTCGTTTATCCTCTTGTTGGCCTGTTCACTACTGATTATACCCTTGGAAACACTTTTCTTAAGCTTGTTGGCATACACATCAAAATACCTAGTGTCGTTTGCAATGTTTCTGAACGTAAGCACGTCGTCGTCACTGACACCATTGAAGTTGTTTTTAGAGTATGCAGTGGCAATAGCAGGCATCACGCCCATGATATGACCGCCGATAGCCTCCTGTACGCCCGCCACAAGGAACTCCTTTGCGAAATCCTTTGCGGTCTCAGGGGTGTCGAACATGTCCTTTTCGTTGGCGATATTGTAAAGCTCTTTGATACCCGTCTCGGCAGCATACTGAGCGGCACCCGTTTCTGATTCAGCAAGACCTGCAGCGGTAACAGTCAAAAGACCCCTAGCAATGGCACTCTCGACCTCGTTCTCGACAAGGTTCTTGAAGCTCGTTGCTGTCGTTGTCTTACCTGCCCTTGTCAGTGCCTTCGCAGCAAGGTTGTTGATGAGACCCGACTTTGACAGGGCGTTCCTGAAACCATAGTTCTCTAGCACCGCGTTGACGATACCTATAGACGATGCTAATCCCGCCTTCATGTAAGGGTTTACCTCGTTGAAGTCGGAGTCACCCTCCATCTCTTGCATGCTAGACCCGTATCCCTGAAGGAAGAACGCAGGCACACTGCCCGAACCCATCAGCATGGCAGGTACAGATGATGCCAATCCTGATATGGACTGCTTTATGATGCCTGCCTGCTCGTATTCTTTAGTGGTCTCAGCTGACTTATAAACGTCCGCCCCTCTTTGTACGCTTTGCGAGAGTGCGTCTGACTTTGATCGCTCTATATTGAGGAGTGAGTTGTTTATTTTTTCTACGTCCTTGTCTCCGATGGAAGACTTCCAATTCTTGAATGCGTCAGAATATATCCGCATCTTTTGGTCGTAAGACAGCATCGCACCCTCTGCTCCTGCCTCCATGACGGGAGGATTCTTTGTCATGGCCAAAAGCTCTTCGGGGACCTCTATGCCATTCTTGACGGCCTTCATGACGAAGTCTCTCATGTACGAGACATCGTTTGTGTTCCTGTACCTGCTCACCGTCTCATCGTTACCTGTGGCATAGTCGATGATGTCCTCTACCCCGAACTTAAGTGAACGTCCCGCCTTGATGACACCGATGTCCATACTAGCCACACCCTGAATCAGGTTGTTCCTGACAAGGCCAAAAAGAAAACCCTGCTCAGACTTTGCTGTGGCGTACCTTCCAACGGAAATCCTCAGGTCCCTCTCATATCCCTCTAGATGCTTCTGCTTTTCCTCAGCCTTTGATGACCTACTAAGGAGTTCATTTCTTTTTGCTTCGAATGCGTTTACTCTTTCTATATACTCAGGAGATTGACGCTGATCCATAGGCACAGCGGTAAGGTCCTTCATCTCCTGCTCGAGTGACGCCTTGTCTAGGATGAGCTGTTGGTATTCCTTGTTGAGTGACGTTACCTGCTCATTGAACGACTTGTTGGCATTGTCTAGGTCCCTGTCGTTTCTTATGCGCTGTTGGTATGCGTTCAGCTCCTCCTCTTTCTTTTTTATGGCAGGCTTATGTGCGCCTATCCACTTTGATATATCCCTTGACCACTCCTTGTTTTGTGCATCCATAAATGAATCCACTCCGACAACTATCTTGTCAGTCTTTGTAGGGTCGAGAGGGTTCGGTGCTGATATTTCAATAGCCTCAAATCCGGGTTGAGCCTCGGACACGGTGAAGCCATAGTCCTTGAACATGCTCTGAAGCTCTGAGGCCACGGCATCTTCATCCCTGTTTATGAAGTCAGGGGTAATCTCATTGATAGACCTGTCAAAGTCGACACCTGACGTCAATGCCTTATCAGCCTGTCCTTTGGCCTGTTCTTCCGCCGCCTTCTTCTCCTCTTGTTTTATAATCTTAGCAGCTCCTGATGCTGCTATCTCATCAGACATAGGACTCCTTCCCATGTACCCAAACCTTTCCTCGTTACGGATCTGCTCAGCCGTCATAGGCTTTACAGTAGACCCATACATACGAATCAACTCCTCGTTTGATGGGGCAGGTGGTAGAGGTTTTGTAGTACTAAGCTGAGTAGATGATGCCGATGAAGCAGCGGCCGATGGAGATGCCGTAGCGACGCTCGGAGCGGCCTGTGCTGTTGGCTGTTGGCTTGGACTTGGAGCCGGGAGGCCCTTCCTCTTTTTTTTTACACCGATGAGTTCCTTGAAGTGTTCTATGTCTTGATTGTATCCTCCCTTAGAGAAAATCCTATGGGCCTGCTCAAGAGCCTTTGGGTTAGTAGATACCAACTGCTGAAAGTCTTCTATACTTCCATTGTATCCTCCCTTGGAGAACATACTATAGGCTGCTTCTAGCGCTTTCTGATTCATATTTATCCTTAGTTAAATTCCGATGTATCTTCTGTTCCTCCTGACGTTCCTGTAGTAGCCCCTGTAGAATTGAGTCGTACAAATTCACTCAGGGCATCTGCATCTGATTTTGCTCCCGAATCAAAAGCTCTTTGCACATCATAGTAAACACCCTTGCCATTAGGAGCCTCGACCAATACCCTATCCTCATCATCAGGGTCAGCACTTATCTTGAATCCTAGTGATCCTATAAGGTTTGTAAGTGTTGTTATCTTATCTGCTGTAGAGCCCTTGCCTGACCTGAAAATAGAAATAGCAGATTTTGCTATACCATCAGCCGCTCTATTTACATTAGCACTTGCCATTGCCTTTTTATTTTCCTCCTGCGCTGCTGCCTGTTCAGGTGTAAGCTCCGTTGTTATCTCAGACATTGCCCCTGAGAAGTCAGTAATCTTAGCCAAATCACCGACCTTGAGCCCTGTCCCTCCGTCTCCTCCCTTCCTTACCGCCTCGTCAGGAGAGAATGACAGTCCTGATACCAAGCTACCCTGTTGGGCGAAGTATCCGAAGTTGTTCTGTCCTGAATTGAATGGGATGGTGCCCCTTTCAATCTGACCCTTGGAGTTCTTTCTTGTGTATGTTATACCACTTCCTTTCACGTCTATCGACATGATGCCTTGGTCTCGGACATAGTCGTTCCTGAGCAGGGAGTTTACAGCCGACTGCTTCTGTGAGGCGTCACCCCAAAATATCTGATTCCACGCCTTCTGAGCCTCTAGCTGCTTGGTGTAGGTACCACTACCTCTGCCTCCTCCGCCTCCGCCGCCTGATGGAATCCTCTGAGCGGTCTCCACATAGTCGTACTTCCTCCTGACATCGTCACGCATGAAATCGAACGAGTCCTTCTTCTGAGTGTCGGTGAACTTTACAATCTGCTTTCCCTGTGCGTCAGACTCCACATAGACGGCCTCAGGGGCCTTATCATTGGGGTCGAACGTGATTCGATACTCAAGACCATTCGCTGAACACACCGCGTCGGTGTCGGTCAGTACAGACAACCTGTTATAGTCATTAGCCAACAACGCATTGATCCCCTTCCTCTCTGCCTCCTGAAAATCAAAGATGAGCTTCTTAGACTTCTCGTCCTTATAGGTCCTGCTCGTTATATCCTCAACTGTCCCTGAATACCCTGCCCTGTTCAGCACCTCGACCTGTTTGCCCATCTGCTTTGCAAAGGTGTCAGTCGCTGCTCCGTAATCATACCTGTCGTACTTGGTAGTCAAAAGGTTCCTAGCGGCATCAACAGACATGATCTTGCTAGGGTTGGCGGACATAGCAAACACCTTCTTTCCGTCAACGTCACGCTCTTCCTTCATCGCCAAATTCACCTGACCCGTGTATGGGTTGATGAACAGGCCCGACTTTGAGAAGTCTCCGAAGTTTTCAATCTGCTCCATGTTGGCTATTTCTAACAACATGTTTTCGCCTTTCCTAAATCGCTCCATACGGTCGCCATACGCCTGTTGGTATTCGGACATCATCGTAAAGGCACGCTCAGTGCCGTCGGAAAGATTCTGACGGGCCTGAAGGAAGTCATTGAGGCCTAGTTGCCCCGACTTGAGCTTCCTGTCCAAGTCCAACATGTACTGAGTAGCATTACCGCTATACTCCAAAGCCATACCCCTGACGGTCTTACTCTCGCCCTGAGGAGCCTTTGTGGCTAGGTAGTCAAGTACTTCCTTGTTTACCTTGTCAATCTCAGCCTTCTTTTCTTCACGGACACGGCTTGTTTCGGCAAGCATGTCCGACATGTCCTTGCCGACCTCAGCCCAATTTATGTAGCTGTCCGCTGTCCGTTCTACGTATCCGTATTTTGTTGCCATCTATGTAGCTATATTATTGATAGATTATTAACCTCCTATACCGGGGAATCTTCCCAACTCTGAAAGGGTTGGTTTGCCATAATCAAAATAGGTTTTTGGTTTAACTTTTAATCCTGCAGACCAATCGTATATACCTTCTAGTCCCTTTATATTCTTAGCACCAATTTCACCTATTCTTTTTGACCATTGCTCACCCGTTAAAGACCCTACCCCTTCTACTCCTTTGATACCCTTCTCTGCTCCCATTATTTCAAATGCCTGTTGAAATGGAATAGCCTTCCCTTCCTTCATAAACTTAGGCCCAAGCATTCCTTCTTTAGCCGCCTTATTATACGAGGCCTCTACCCCCGCCATTGCTTTTCCCGCCCGCGTCTGCTGATAGAGCGGAACCATCTCAAGGCCTTGTTGAACGGTGCTAGTGAGACCTTGAAAGCCCTCAGCGGTAGCCTGAGCAGCTGCCTCTTGTGCATCGGCGGCAGCCTGCTGAGCCCCTTGTACCTCACCTAAGTCTAATTGCGTCTGTATATCACGAAGCCTTGACTCCTCCTCGGCTGTGGCCATCTCAAGTGCCGACAGCTCTTGACCCATAGCGGATCGTATCTGTCCCTGAGCCTCGGTCTGAGCCATCTGAAGGCGTCCTGCGGTAGCAGCTACGCCACGCTCGCTCTCACGGGCAGCCTCAATCTGTTGTGCGCCTGCTGAAATAGCCGCCTGACGGGCCAACTCATACGGCTCCTTCTGAATAGAAAGAGCCTCCATATAGTTGACGTCTAGTTTTTTCCTAGCCTCCGCCATGAACTTATCAGCCTCGGACTCAGCCTCACGCTGAAGTCTTCTCTGCTTGCCCGCCTGAGCGAATGACATAGCGGTAGTCCCTGCCGATATCGCAAGACCTGCCGCCGCTATTGCTGTTGATGTTGCTATTGCCATCTTATAATGTTTTTATCATCTCCCCCACGTATGAGTCGCCTTGAAGGTAGCCATGTTCCTTATATCTGATGATAAGGTTAGGGTGTTTTATCAGGGCGTATGCGTACTTGTTACCCGAGCTTTTTGCCACGTTGGTGAGTGTAGATACCAACAGGTTCAAGGCGTCGTTTCTTTTGGTCTTTTGGTTGTAGTTCTTGTTGGAGATTATCCAATCCACCCAAGCCACCTTTGAATTCGTAACATAAAGGAACCCCGCACAAATAGGTGTATTGCCATCGAGAACAATAAAACCACCCTTGCCGTTCTCAGGCAAAAAGTCCTTATCAGGCGCCTGCCAACCCCAATCCTTCCACCACCCGACAAGGGTCTGTTCGTAGTCATTTTCTTCCAATACCCTTATTTTGAGTGCCTTCATGCCCTACAAATTTAGGATTTTTAGGGATAACTCTTCATAACATCTGCCTCTACCGCAAACAATTCCACCTTGCCCGCATTGTTATTCTGCATATTGAATACGCAATAGTGACCTAATACCCCATGGGACTCGGCTATCGAGTTCTTCACATAGAGTACATAGAATACAGGGGACGGAATCGGTGTGGTACCCGGAGGAGATAATGTATTTACCGTAAATGTGGTTTGAGAGGATGTCCTAGTGACATTCGTTAGGGTTCCTGCCAAAATAGGAGTCAAAACAGGAAGGGATGTGTCTACCCAATAAACAATGTCACCAATACTGACAACCGAATCTACCTCAGTGTCAAATACCATGGTGGTGATGGGTCCGGCTATTGTTGCATTGGATGTCACACCGACACCCGTCATGCTCCTCAAGGAAAGCTCACCTGATGAGTTGTTCCTGATAAAGGCAAAGTAGGTCCCCTCCTTCTTCTCAAACCAACCCTTCTCAATATATCCCGAGTTCTGAATGTCGGTAGAAAGTTGCATAGCCCAAGAGTCATCTCCTTGAATGTCAATGGTTTTGAATAGGACGTTCTCTAGGACAGACGGATTGAATACGCTAGTCATAGTCGAAGGACTGAAGGCTCCCGCAGGGTTACCGATAATCGTCCACCAAGGAGAATAGAATGTATTCCTAGGGGACAGGGAGTCGTTATGCTGATATAGATTCCCACCCTTCCATGTATAGAAATAGTTATTCATCCCCAACATCCAATCGGGGTAGTAGGAGTAAAAGGAAGGCCAACCATCGGCCTGATCGCTGTATGTGAGTGTGAATACCATTGCTTACCTGTTTATGGACATGCGTCTATTTCCACTACCCTTCCATTCTCAACCCTGAACCAAAGGTCTTCAGTGGGAGAGGTGAGGTTATTGGCCCTATAGTAACCATCGGCAAGGACGTTTACCCCGTTGACATCACCAAAGACCCAATCGTTATAAAATAAATCCGTTGGTACACCTCCTGACACCTTAGCATACCAATACGGGATGTTTGGGGTTTTTCCACAGGCGATTGTTTCATTGGCAGACACCGAAGTCCTTCTAGCCGAAAGTAGAGGTGTTGGACAATATACATATACAGACCAATCAGGGATAAAGCCGCAGTCGGGCTGTGAGTTAAGGGTCCAAATCTCCAATTCAAAATCAGTAGGAGCGCTAGGTACAGGAGGTTTAGGTATAATAAGCACTGCATTGTTTATCCCACTAGTCAGCAAATCCAATTGAGATGAATTCACAGTCATAACAGTATTCGTTCCTGTGTCGACAAATACGTTAAGCGCAGGGTTATACTGATATATCTTAGTCAATGGCTGAACATACGGGTCGGGATTACCACACCCCGATTCAGGTACAAGGCAACAATTTGTCCTTCCTATCCAAACAGGAGCATTCGGGTCAGGCTGAGCCAAATATCCATCCTCATATGGAGCGCCTCCATTGTTGCTCAATCTATTGTACACCTGACCGTTGTATGTAGCCCTTACTCCTATAGCAGTGTCTCCTGATGTGTTTACCAACACGTAAACAGCTCCACTATTTGTTGATGAAAACTTCATCTTGTACATACCCGGTATATGGCCACCCGGCAAGGAGCTGCTATTGAACGAGAATTCAGGATTTTGACAGTTCCATGCAAGACAGGAAGGGCATGACGTAGGGGACTGAAGCACTCCTCCGAGTTGCTCCCTTACTGATGTGCCGTCAGAATAAAATCCATCAACAGCGTATATGGTCATACCGCTGTCTGTAAATACCGACGTAGCCGTAAGAAGAGTAGGTCCGTTTATGAAATATCCGCTTGAAGATATAGGCATGTTATTTTGTTATGTTGTACTTTGTCTTATGCAATTACAAGGATTGATCATCTGAAGGTTATACTTTTCTCCCGGACCTGTGTACACTTGAGGAGTAGGATAACTCTTGTTTATACAGATGAATATCTGTTGGTATTGGTCTACTATTTGACTTTGAAAGGTTCCACTGCAATCCCAATAGGATATAGAGGCCTGACCATCTGTAGGCTCAAAGTATACGTACCAACATGGTTGGTCCACACAACATCCGCAGGTATTTCCTAAGTATAACACAGCTCCTCCACTTACTACCTCAGGGGTCTCTCCCTTTTTTACGCATATGTCAAGCCAATTAGGAGAAGTCACTCCTACCGTTACCGTTTGATTTGTTCCATCGCATGTTACATACTCAACTTCCGAAAGGTTGCCCGGAGCTTGACCTGTTGTAATCGTCCATGTCTCACACTCTGAAACGCAGTCAATAGTGCAAGGTCCACACCCGTCAACTCTTATGGAGGCTATGCCGCTTTCTATATACCAATTGTTATCATTTACAACGCATACACTTCCCTGACCACCGGGCGGTATCTCTACAACCGCCTCGAGGTATTGGTTGTCGCACATCCCACTAGGGAATACGACTACGACAGGATTAACGCTAGATGCGTTTGATATTACCAAAGATGTACATACATCTTCGCATTTAGTACAGTTGCAGCATATCTCGTTTACCTCATTTGTATCCGAGTAGCATAAATCTACAGGGGTAGCAGTCCGTAAATCCCAAATCAGGTACAGGTAATTGAGCCCTGTTCCTACGGCAGCGGGAACTGTGAAGTCTGCATAATAAATAGGAGAAGATCCTGATATAGGCGTTGCAGAATTAGCAGCTGCGTATAGTGCCGTTACCCCTGCGATGTCATTTGCAAAAGGAGTGTCGGTCCTTAGATACAAGAACTTGTTATTAGAAGGATTGAAAGAGAACGAATCAGGAGGAATCTGATTAACTCTTAACCTCATCGTATCTCCTGAAATAGGGAATCCTGCCGTACCAACTACGCCCGTTGTCTCATTCCACCTAGATATGAACGGGTTGGAATCGTTTCCTTCGAATACCACAAGGTTGGACTGAAGTGCCGATATGTAAGTAGAAGGTGTGTAGTGGTAATAATAGAATTCTGCGTGGGTTGTGAGGCCTGCATCTATAGGATCCGTATATACGACCTCTATTATCTTCAGATACTCTACCTCAGGACAGGAAACCAACACTGAGACAATCGTACGACCCTGAGGGTACGAGATACCTATCTCAACCGTGTTCTCGGTGTTATCATCTTTGTTAAATGTAATGGTTCCTGATCCCACTGAGGTTATCGGACCTGATGAGTATGTGTTTCCATTGTAGGTGGCACCTATGAGTACTGCGGCAAAAAGAGGTACATCAAGTACCGTGACATTATATGTGATGGTAACAGGCCCCACAGGTTGACCTAGGTTAACACAGTACTTCTTAAGGTCACCCTTCAATTCAAGCGTCTCTAGCGTGAATGTGTTTTGTATACCACACTCTGAACACTCTACCTGTTCGGGGAGGTCTATGTCGTTGCCCGACAAGACATACTCGTTCATGTAAGGATCAAATCCTCCCAACTTCTGATTATTGAAGGAGCTTATAAAGGTATCCCTGAACCATGTCCTCATACCCATCTCAGAAGCCACCTTCAACTGCTCGTTGGAATACGAGTCGCCACGTAGTTGAATGACAGCACCCCTCTTTGCGTCGGTAAAGAACCTGTCATAGCCCCACTGAACATAACTCTCAGGGTTGAAGCTGATGCCATACTTCTCGGTCCTAGCTATCTGTGTTCCCAATACCTCAGGGACAGACGTTATGGCTCCGCCCGCAGCGGCATCCGACAACAGGTTCTTTCCTGCAAGGACATATGAAATCTTGTCTTCTTGTAAGACCAACACATCAGTCTGACGTCCGTCCAAAATATAAATATTGCCGAATGAAATCTCTAGGTTCTTGTAATTCAAAAGACCCAAGTTGAATTCGTTGAGCTTGTTTACGTTAGTCTCGGGGTTGTATACTCCACTATAGGTGATATCGGCAAACCTATCTGCCCTTTTATAATCCTGAGCAGAAACACTGTTGACCCTGTTCCCTAAGTTCATGGTCTTACCTACGATGGAGTCTCGTATCTTATAACTCTCAACGCCATTACCAAAAGAGTAGCAGTTGAAGAAGCCCGTGTTTATCACACCTGCTATGCCTAATGTTATATCCTGATCCGTATCTCCCGACAATCCCAAATGATTTCCGTCAGCATCAATATCATAAGACAGGTTATTCTCGAAGAACACATCAGGAAGGGTATCAGACGGCATGGTCTCAAACACACAGGCATCTTCGGCCTTGTATATCTGAATCCTGCAGGAAACATTAGACCATCTCTTATATCTCCTTATTCCCGAACATGCTGTGGTCCCCGATATCTGTAGGTATTTTGGATACACGCTTTCAGGTGTAGTAACAGGCACCGTGTTATCTTCCTTGAACTGATACTTATTTGTCCCTGAGCTGCAAATTCCACTGAGGTCATTTGGCCAAGGAACAAAGCCGGGGATGAATACGTTGTTCAATGTATTTGCACCACCAACATCCTTAAATCCTGAATCAACTAATCCTCCTATATTCTCTCCCATCCAAAAAGAATAGAAGTCAGGGTAGTCATTAGAGGCTCTTATTTCAAGGTCAAGATTATATATCCTCTTTTCGCAAGCATCACCTGTTCCTATACGGCTGAAATATATCTGAATGATGACAAGGCTACCTGCGGGTATTTCTATGTCGACATATTCTCCCGCAATAGTCGGATGCGGCAATGAACATAAATAAGGACTTCCTTCATCAGCCAATATATTGTTAGCTAAAGAAGCACAAACGCCTGCCTCTCTAGACTGAGCTTCTTTTTTACCCAAATCAATATATGAGTCCTGACCCTTTACCGTAGAGAAGTTATCAGGTCTTATCTTCATATACACACCCGCAGGAGGAGCTCCGTCGGGAGAGTTGATTATGAAGTTATAAGGTTTTGACTCCTTCTCTAAAACCGTAGCGTATACGCAGTCCTGAGGTACACTATTGGAGTCGGCTTTTACTATAAGCCTGTCGCCTTCCTCGACCTTGCGAGCATTCTCTCCTTCTAATAAGAAGTAGACTACAGAGTCATCAGGGTCGTTGAAATACAACGGACAGTAAATAGTCTCATAGCCTTCCTTGTCGGCCCTACAGACAAACTTGTATTTCTTAGCCCAATAAGGAGCCCTCTGAGTAACAGGAATAGTGACGCTTATGCTGTTCTGTTTTTCAGACTTTCCGCATTCAACAAACTCTGTATTGTACCTGCTGACAAGGACGGTAGACGACCTAGCAAACTCGTCCATGTACACCATACCTATCTCATACCCCCTGTTACTATGAAGGCTCTTTGTGCTTGAAAGTAACTTGAAAGATGCTGCATGAGATACTATCTTGTAGTATTCTACAATTTTTTTAGTTGGAGGAGTGGGAGGGGTTGTCGTTGAGTTTACATTATCAGCGAACAACATTGCAAGCAACTGAAATGATATGGTATTTCCCGAATAAGCAAGCCCTATAGGAGTTCCTAATACGAATCCCGTTGGGACAGGATCGGGAGCAGGAGAAAGTGAATTTATTGCACTATAATACTTCTCTACAATTCCTACAGGAGCGACAGAGTAGTTCTGAACAACGCTGCAGTTGAATGTGTCTGTGAATGTTATTCCGCTAGTACAATAAGGGACAGCCTGAATATTGCTTGCGCTACCAACAGCATTTATGAACTCAGAACTCGTAGCTAAATCTGTTACAGATAAATAGTCAACATTTGTATAGAAATTAAAGTTAACATTTGTCTGAGGGGTGCCCGTGCTAGGAAAAGGAGCCTGCCCTTCAAAGGAATCGCTTATATACGATACATCAACGCTTATAGAAGACCCCTTTGGTATCTTTCCATACTGAGAAATTATAGGGGTAAAGTCTATATTTACAATAGAATTAGCTATTACCTTTCCGGGAGTGGCTCCTATTATAGACATTGAGTACGTCCCTGAACTTAATGATGTCGTAAGGTCTATAAGACCTGATTCATTCGAATTCAGTGTGGTATTATAGTCTATGTTGACATTGGTCCCGAACTTGTCTATAAGATCGTACCCCTCTACATAGTTTCCATACATAAGTCGGTTGCCCATGATGGTCTGAGCCTTTGCAGAAAGAGGTACGTTATCGTAAAGCCTAAGCAGTTCAGACTCGGGAAGTACTGTATATATCTTACTGTTGGTAAATGAATAGGTGTATGTAGAGTTGTCAGCCAATCCCATATCAGCCTTATCCAACTTCTCTATAACCTTTATCACATTGTTGTCCATCTCCTTGTATAAAAGGTCAATGCCTTTTACTAGTGGACCGCCTGTCTCGTACGATATGATAGCCGTATTATAGGCGTTCTCCATGCCTATGTTCAGGTAGCTAGACAAATCGAATTGGAAGCTTTGAGGAAAGAATATAGGCTCACTCCATTGAGAGGTAGCACTATATTCACCATCAGCGTACTTGTACCTGTAGGCAAAACAGATGAACCTGTCCTCCATGAAGTTCTCCTGCCCTGCAGTGTTCGAAAATGAAACTACTACAGGGTTCATTGGCGGCTTCTTGACAACCAACAAAGCCTCCTTGAGCAGAGAAGGGTTTCCACCATAGTCTACGTTACCGACGGGTACCGCATAGCTTCTCTTTACGTTTATGAACCTAGGCTCGTTATAGTCGTCTGTGAAAAATAGAAGGTCCTCTATCTTGTCTACGCCTGTTATAAGATAGGCGGGATCAAAATTCAATGTAGTAGCAACACCTGATCCGTCATCTATGCTTATTACGTGATAAATAAGTATTCCCGTAAAAACATTATAAGAAACTATAAGGTCTAACTTCCCCGATCCTGCAGGACTTGTATTAGGAGTAAAGTCAGGATCATGGACAAACCAATAGATGGTCTCGTTCTTGCTATCGTCCAACGCGCCTATGCAACGGGCAAGGCTGCTCAACGGAGTTCCGTCTATATATAACAGGGTGGTAAGGGCTTTGTTGCCTTTTGTGTTCTCGATGACTCCGATTTCTGAGTTCTCGGTAGAACCCATTCGGACGTTCATTGCGTCAACGTATTCTCCGGGAGGAAGCAGTCGTTCATCAACGACCTTGTTCATCTTCCCTGCAACAAAGTTCCTTGGTACCTTAGCCATATTATTTTATCATCTTGTCCATTCCACGAAGGTTCATGAGAAGCCTTCCGGGATGTATGTTGCTCATTCTGATTTTTGCGTTCCTAAGAAGGGATGACTTATCCTTCTTAGCCCTGTTTACAATGTATTCCTGAACGCCTAGCTTGGAGTTTAGTACCTCGTACCTGATGGCAGCGTATATATATTGCTCGAATAGTTTATTGACTGATACCATCGAGTCATCTCCGTTCTCCATGCCGTCAGACACATACTCGAGTATACAGGTCTCTTCTGACATCGATGAGTCGAAGTTGATTACGCCTGCCTTTTTATTGATACTGAAGGTCGGGTTGAAGTTGGCCGTCTCCGTGTTAAGGCCCGTACGGCCTGTAAGGTTATATCCAAAATACCAATTGCCATCAATAAACCAACCCATATTACCATGAAACTGATGACCTTGATTGAGATATATACTCTGTTGAAGGTTGTGAAGCCTGTCATAGTCTAGGTTGGAGTTCTGAGGCTGTAAGATATTCCCGTTGATGTCGAACAAAATATTTCCCGCATTGTCCTGAAGGTATGCGTTGGAGGACATGACCTGAATGTTCTCGGTCAGCGGCCTGAGCCATCCGTCCTTATAAAGGGAGATACGAACCCAATTCACAAAGTCAGAAGGGAGGACGTACCGAAGCGTGTCAGGAACGGTAAGCTCAAGGACCTTGATTTCCTTGAAGGCGTCATAGTTCAACTCCTGAATCGCACGCTTTGCGTGGAAGAGGATCTTGTAACGCTCCTCGTTGTTGACTAGCGAGTGGTTACCCGCATACATCAGCATGAAGTTGTTAACGATGTCGTACAGGCTCACATACTGATAGCTACCCCAATTGGCATCTTGAGGCGAGTTACCCGAGTTGTCGTAGTATTGATACTGAGATATATATGCCATCTGCTAGGTAGTTCTTTATTGTTGGACACTGAAGGATGGCTGTTCGTGTTGCTCCTGAGCCATAGCGTACTGAGCGACTTCTCCTTCGCGGATGCTGATGCCACAATACTGCAGGATTTTCATGGCGAGCTTATACTCGTCCTCCAATGGCATCTCAAAGTCTTGGTAGTCAAGTGCGCTAGCATTGAAGGCAGGTTCGCCACCTGACAAGGTGATATAGGTCCATTTGGGGTCCTTTGGATACCTGAAGTAGGCGCAGTACAATGCCCCGTATCCCGATATGGTATTGGGGTATATATTTATCACCTTATATGGATACCCAATAGTGGGGGTTCCAATGCTTGACTCATCCTGTGTATATGCAGGGAACAATGTGTTGGGTTTTGTTAACAAGGATGAGTTAAGCATCCGTATGTTACCATTTGTAACCCGCTCAGGATCATATCCTTCTGTGCTAGAGAATATCCTGTATAGATTTCCGTTACCAAAAATGTCATCATTTGGTATAATGGTATCGTTCGGGTTTGTTATAGTGATAATTGCTGATGCTGTAGTGAATTTTTCAGATGCAACATCAATCAAAAAATCACCAACCTTTACGCCTAAATTAACAAAGTTCTTTGTTGGATCATTAAGAAATCCGCTAATCGCCCCGTCAGATCCCGATGTAATCAACTTCCAACAGGTCAGCCTGTTTATCATATAGGCCTCGGGGGTTTGGAATTTTCCATCGATAGGACCCGCATTTAATGAAATCACAGGAGGAAGAAAATCATAAACCAAAAACACATCCAACGTCTCGGCAAGAGGCTTGGAGATATCGGCATAGTCGGTCCCGACCTGCCTAGTATTCTCCATCGTAATGGCCTTATTGTAATTGCTGAAATACTCCTCGTACAGCTCCATCTGCGCCTGCTTGGCGAACAAATTGAAGTCAGAGGGAGAGATATACCCGTAGTTGTTCTTGTTAAGGACAGACAGTACGGTATTTCTTACCGAGTTAATCATCTAGGTAGCCTATAGGAATCCTGACAAATATAACAAAAAAAAGAGGGTACCATCCGGTACCCTCCTGCTTTTGCCAAAAGCGAAACATTAGGCTTGGGGAAGATGGGTCTCTAACATTTTCAATGCCTCGATACCGTCATCCGACTGAAGGAAGGCCGCAGCCGCCTCGTACGGGTCGTGCCCATAAGGAATAGAACACATCTTCTTCCTATTGGTCGGAGTGCTGAACCAAATCTCCTTGTTGTTATTCCTAAGGCTCAATAAGCCCTTATCAAAGAACAAGTGGATTTTTGATTGAAACTTCAGCTCAGGGTCGTTTACGATATTCAGGAAATCTTTCGGAGACCTCTTTGCAAAAATGAGGATATCTCGCTTCATCTCGGCAGTGGTCACAAGTGAAGGATCCTTGCCGAACATGACACGGGTCAGCATTTCCATTTGGTCTATTGTGAGGTTTCTCGCCTCTATAAGGGCGTCCACTTCTATTGTGAGGTCCGACACCTCTTCCGCTGCCTCTTTCTCATTGTCAACCTCCTCGAATACGCGTCCGTTCATAGGATGGTGATAGAGGAACTCCTGTAGTACAGGGTTTGTCTTTGAGACGAAAAGCATTCCATCCTCAAAAACAATAGGCTCTAGGATGGCATTATTATCCTGCTCGTCCTCAAATGGGGACTTCTGATTTACAGCATAACGAAGCGGACGGTTTCTGTTGTTTGTCTCATCGTACCACAACAGCGGGTACTTCGGGTTACTCCTAGATTGGAGTGTATAAGATAGAGGACTCCCGTTCTTCATCCTATACGTGCGGTCTTTTGGTGCAAGCTTTACCATGATTTTAGTGTATTTGAATTGTTAGATAATAATAAGGGGAGGATGTACTGAAAGTACACCCTCACCCATATTGTCATTGATTACGCTCCGTAGCGGAACAGAACGAAGTTGTTAGCGCCAAGGACGCAGACACAACGCTCGGAGAGGAAGTTGACGGACATAGCGTCGAGGTCAGAAGTGGAAGCTCCACCTGCAGAACCTGTGATCCATGTCTTGTAACGACGATCTTCAGCCTCAGAAGCGCGGTAACGAACGTGCAGGAAAGGACGCTTGGCGTTCTTGCCCATGATTTGGTCGTATACCGTGGTAGAACCCGCAGGAACCAACAGGCCCGTAATGGTACCCGCAGCGGTAGCGGCGGTTGTGTTCAATGCTCCACGCAAGCTAGGATCGTTCAGGTACTTCCAATCAGACTTGTAGAAGTCATAGCCACGACGGAAGCCTGTGAATCCGAGGTTGAGGGCCATCTGAACATCGTTGTCGAACAGACCGAAGGAGGCCGACTGAGATGCGGTACCCGCTGCAACGTAACCGTTCAAGGTAGCCAACATGTTGTCGATAGCGAAGCTCAGGTCGCGGTTTACGAATACGGCGTTCTCTTCGATTGCACCCTGACGGTCCAAGCGAGCTACGATGGTATCCCACTCTGCGAGGGTCGCAGGGATAGCTCCACCCCATACGTTACCACGGCTGTTGACGGCATGGAATACACCCTCAGAACCGTTAAGACCTGCTGCACTAGCACTGCCCGCGTTGGCGTTGGTTGCAGGGATAGCTTCAAGCATTGCGGTCTCGAGGTAGTCTTCGAAACGGAGACGGGTCTCATGCTCTGACTTAAGATACCACAGGTAACCCGTAGCACCATTCTCGGTGGTAACCTCTACCCAACCGATCTGAGCCATGTCAGAACCGTTTACGGTGTAGGTTTCCTTGATGATGATTGGGTTGTTGCTGTAGAAGGTGTCGTTAGCCTCCAAGGTGTTGGTCATGCTCTGAGTGCCCTTGCGGAATTCAGAACCATAAACAAACATGGTACACACGTTGGTGTTGGCGATGACAACTGCATCGTAACATGCGATTGTCGCAACAGGAGGGGTAGCGGTGGTGATAGCCGTAACTACGCCCTTGTTGGTTACACCTGAAGTGTTGTTCTGAACCAAAACGGTCTGACCTACACGGATAGCTACGTTAGCTCCCGTTACTCCGGTATCGCCGATGCTCAGTGTGAAACCACCCGTTGTAGCAGCGGCTGCGGTACAATTGGTGTATTTGATGTGGAGACGTCCCTGTTCTGCCCACTTGATGGAGTCAGAGTTTGAAGGAAGTTCAGCTCCAACCATACGAAGGAAGGAAGCTACGGTACGGTTTCCGTAACGCTCGAATTCCTTCTCATAGGTATCAGGAAGATACTGAGTAAGGAAGTTGAATTGGTTGGAAGCGATGTAACTTCCGGGAAGCGCTGCGCCTTGTGTAGGTTGAGGCGTAATCGCAAATGTTGGTGTGCCTAAAAGTGCCATTGTTAATAATTATTATCTGTTTTTGTTACTGCGGATTTTAAGGTTCCTGCCGGAGTCAGGGTTCACCGCCCTAACCTGAACGCCGTCAGTTTGCCTAGCCACCTCAGGTGCCCTACGCTCTGACATGTTTATATTCTTAGTCTTACGCATAAGGTCATCGGTTGCGTCAGCCATCCCTTGTTCGTAGAAGAACCTAGCGAACTTTTCGGGATTCATTGCAACAGACAAAGACTTGTGATAGCCTTCTGCGTCCTTGATAAGGCCATTCTCATCCAAGAACTTACCAATGAAGTTCATAGGATTCGATTGGGCCTTTTTCAATTCAGCGGCATCGCCGGGATTGAACGTAAGCTTTCGGTCGTTGACATTGAATTCAAAACCTTTGAACCCATTGTTGAAGACCTCATCAGTCTTCTTTTCGAACCATCCTCGCTTACGATTGTTCTCCTCCTCGATAGTCTTTGACTCATTAAGGTACTTACGATAAGCTTCAATCTCCTCCTTCTCTTCCTTGGAGATAGACGCCGGACTTGACTCAAGTGGCACCTTGTATTTCTCCTTCTGAGAATTGAAGTATTTCTTCGCCTCCGCAATCGCCTTTTTCCTTTCGATTTTCACCTTCTTGATCCGACTGTCGTCGTCGAGGTCTTCGTCGTACTGATAATCCGACATCATCATCTCGATATCATCCATGTCGAGTCCTTCCTGTGTAGCCGAAAGGTATTCCCGAAGAAGATTATCAGGTTCCATCGACTCGTAGTCTTCCCTCAACTTGAGGAAATCGTCAAATCCCCTTCCTGTCTCCTTCTTGTATTTTAGATATTCAGCAACGTCTTCGGGCAGTTCTTCTGTCCTATTACGCTCCGAAATAAGTTCATCAAAAGAGTTTATCTCTTTGTTGTACCTGTTTTTGATATATGAAAGAACGTCATCCTCATTGAGTTCGGGCCTTGCAGGCTCGGACCCTTCATTCGTAATAGGCTCAGGAATGTTGTTTTCAACTATCTCAGCAGCCTTCTGTTCGGATTCATGCTTCTCCAAAAGGGCTTTTTCCGTTTCGGCTACACCCTTTGGTTCAACATCATCCAATAATTTAACCTTTACAATTTCCATATCATTATATTTTAATTAGTGCGAATATATATAATTTATTATCGTGGTGAGAATTCAGCCAAGTCAAAGCCATCCAAACTGTCCTCGTTGGATTCAAAATTGATAGGAGGGAGATTGTTCTTACGCTGATTGATGAGCGTAGACTGCTGAGTATTCTGAATGCTTATTCGCTTGGCCTTTTCTTTTTCTTTCTTCATCTCTCTTTCACTCAAGGCTCCTACCTCCATCTGACTGAGTTGGATATTGTATTGGAACTCCTCAGCCATCAACTGAGATTTTAACTGAGCCTCGTTTTTAAGTCTCTCTATATCAAAGGCGACCTCCGCCTGCTTGATTTGCATTTTCGACTGAGTCTCTAGCTGAATCTTTTGGACGGCAGCCTGAGCAGCGAGCTGTTGGGATTGAAGTTGCTGCTGAGACATCATCGCCTGTTTTTGCATCTCCATCTTCTCCTCGCGTTCCATCTTCTTGACACGCTTTAACTTCAGGAGCTGATTGGCTAGCTTAAGGTTCTTTATCTCACGGATGTCGATAGCATCCTCAAGGTTGATATCTCCCTTTGACAGGGCCATCTGAATGTTAGCCTCTAGCTGAGCCTTCTGCTCTTCGTCAGGGGCCACCTCCACGAATATGCCAAAGTCGTATATGTACAGGTCGGAAATCTCATTGAGAATCGACACGTTGTACTTACCAATCTTGTTTACAAAATCATCCTTGAAGTCAGAGTATTCTAATATGTCAGCCACTCGGTATGTCAGTGCCTCGGCTAGTGACCTATAAATGAATAGGCCTGATTCCAAGATGTGACGCGTTGCTGTGTTTGAATTCAATGCCGCTAGCTTCTGAAGGCCGACCAATGAGTTAGGGTCAGGGGTCGATCCGTCACGAGCCTCGTTCAGTCCTGTCACAGCACGTAGCATGTCCATGTAGTGGTTGTAGTTAGCAATCAACATCTGAGTCTTCGCGGCTCCTGAGTTGGACGTCAACTGAGTGATTGGAACACGTGCGTTGTTGAACTCTCCGTCCTGCGTATAACTACGACCGATGACGCTACCTGTTTGGAAGTAAAGTCGGAGTGCGTCCTCAGGATTGTAGGCGCTTCCCGTTCCAAGGTCTACCTCGTTAAGACCATCGGCATCGATGAATACTCCGTCAGGTACGACACGAGCGATGACCTGCTGAAGTTTCAAGTGCGTTAACTGAATCAGGTCGGTGAAAGGAATCATCCTACGGACCAATGACTCGATTACACCCTTGTACATACGAGGCGCACAGGCCACGTAGTTTGGTATGGCATGCTGAGATGCAGACTTAGGTCGGACCATGTTCTCTGACATCTGCCACTTGAGAAGATAGTTGGTTCCCATAACCATCACACCCTCATACCAAACGTCGATAGTCTTCTCTATCTTCTCGAAACTACCCTCCTCCATCATCTCGGCAGGAGGATTGAAGCGGTCATCCTTTTCAATAACCCTAGTAGCTCCGTTTTCAAGGATCTTCTTCTTGTATACTATCTTCTTGGTGGTCTTGTAATTGAAATACATCAATGTGCAAGTATCCCTATAGAACAAGCTGTTCTCATAGAACCTAGCCACGTTATAGTAGTCGTACCAAGACTGACTGTGCTTTGAAATCTCTTCCAAGTCTTCCCTTGTCAGGGTAGGGTCAATCTTCAAAAGCTCCGTCATCGGAACTGTTTTGATTTCACCCCAATAGAAACAATCCTTGAAGTAGGGATCTTCTGTGTAGCTATAAACCACATTCGCAGGGTCCACGTAAGACACCTTTACTCCTGATCCCAAAAGGAACTCATGCTTGGCGATTGAAATGCCCAACACGGTCATATCATAATATAAACGCCTGCTTATATCCTCGTACTTATTCTCGTCAAGTATGGTATTGATGGCCTCCTCTTCTGCAATCTCGATAGCAGGCTTATAGTTGAGTTGCATGTATAGGCTCAACTCCTCATCTGTTTCGGGAAGCTTCTCAGGATCCATCATGAACGGGTCCGCACCCGTAAGCTCTTGTACCTTCTCAAGGATTGGCTTTGCAACCATCTGTCCTTGAATCATATCCTGATACTTGTTCCTCTTAGCCTGCGACATAGCGTCCTGAGCATATGCCTTTACTTTGAAGAGACGATCCGACATCCCGTTGACAACAATATCAACAAACTTCGGAAGGATAGGAACAGGAGTCCAATCTATGTTCAAATAGGAAAGGTCACCGTCAATAGCTAACTCATTTTTATATTTTGCAATAGGCTGCTCGCCACGTGCATATAGTCTGAGCCTATGGAAGTCGCGCCACTGCGTGTAGTACCTGCAAGACGAACCGTCCCTTCTGAACCATTCATATTGTATGGCCTGACCGACCCTTAATCCGAACTCCTCGGACGCCTTCTCGGCATCTGAAGCCATTTGGCTTGGAAAGGCCGTGGCAGATATGTTTACTTCTATATCCTTCATGTAATCAGTTCGCTAGTTGTGCCGTCATTTCGGTATCTTGCGAAGTTAATACTAATTTTGGATTCTTTTTTCTCAGGCTGATACAGATGCTTCTGATTAGCCATGATGGCTAGACCCGAGCTGATACAGGCGTCGAACTTGGTCCGGTCCGAGATATCAAACTTAGCCCAATCCTCAAGCGTCCTAGTGAAAGGCATCGTGCCCATCTCGTCAGGGTCACGATAGGCCCCCGTGAAATCCAAGCCTACATACTTCTCTATGTATGACTCGATAGCCGAGGCATGAGACTGCTTGACGTCCTCTGAAGAGTTCGGTATACCACCTAACTCACGCTCGGTCTTTGACAGCTTCGCATAGGGTTTGTCGGGCCTGTTCAGGCAGAAGCTCCTATACCCCCTGTTCTTAAAGTGGTATAACAGCCTAGGTTTGTTGTTCTCAACTAAGATGGGCATTCCGTAAAACACGCAGGCCATCAACACCTCCTCGAAGAATATCTCAGCCGTCTGTGGTCGTGCTATGTACTCTAGGAAGAACTCATTCACCGGACCCTCCTCCATGTGGAACTTGGTCATCCCATGCAAAGATCCGTTTGAACCCCTCCCTCCTACCACCGCTGATATGTCATAGGAGTCGCAACCAAAGGATCCCATGTGATCATTCCCGGGGTGCTTGGTTCCATTCCTCTCATAGACCCTGTTCTGAAGGTTTTTACTAGGAAGCCAACTCACTAGGAACCTACCCCTCGGGTCAGGCGTCCAAATTACTTGGCTATCCCGTATCCCATCCCTCCATGAGAATGAACCCCTAGTCAGGTAGTGGTCCTTTATCATGGAGTCGTTATAGTCTATCTGCTGATATATCTTGGTCAGGTTAAAAAGAGCCTGCTTACTCTCGTCCCTGAACGCATGAGACTCCGTCCTTGGGAACTGACGGTAGAATTCGTTCAAGGCGTCCGAGTCGTTCTTCAAGGAATCTACCTCGGCCTCCCAATAATCGATAGCACCGTTGGAAATCCACTCCCCGTCCACCCCTGCAATAGGATCCTTGGGCTTCCTAAGCACAGGCATCCCATACCTGTCGATGAATCCCTCCATATTCCACTCCATCGGGATGAAGAGTGCGTAGAGTCCGCTCTTGGTCTGACCATTGGCGTTGCGGTCCCTGATGACAGAGTCCTCGTAGAGCTTTTTGAAGTTACCACCACCCTTGCTCAGGGCGTTAGAGGTCGAACCCATCATACACTTGCCGATAATCTTGCTACCCAACCTCAGACAGGTCTTGGTTACACGCCAACTGTTGAGGATATTGTTCGGATTGACCCACTTTCCTGACTCGTCATGAGCCAAGAGCAGTAGTTTCTCTCCGTCATACGAGTTTTCCTCGGTATTCTTCCAATCGATGGTCGTATCCAAGCCCTCGATGAACTCATCCGAGGCCTCGTACATGTTTTTCTTGGTGATTTTGGAGGCAGGAACCCGAAAAGCTAGCTCGGTCTTGGGTTTATCCATACCATCCATGATAGGCCTGAAGAAAAAGGGTAGCTTGTTGTTGATTGGCACCACCTTGTCGGTGAACATCTTCTTGGCATCGGCCCCCGTCTTAGATAATATGCCCACACGGGAGTCCCTTGCAAGGGTTCCCACGTTCACACACTCGGATGAGGCCATAAAAGAGAAGCCTGATCGACGTATTTTGAGGTAGACCATGCCAAAAGACCTAGGGTCTGCCTTACAGGCCTCCCAAAAGATGAAGAAGATGCGGTTTGCCTCCCTATAGTCAGGATATCCTACGTCAATACTCGACCATTGTAGGTACATGTAGTGGGACCCTGTAATGTAACAGGGCCTTCCGTTGTTCATAAACCAAAAGCCCTGCTCCCTGTAGTCGAATTCTTGCTCTATGTAGTCGACCCACTTAGCCTTAAACTCTGTAGGTTTCTCGTTCCATTGGAATATGGACTGAATTTTATCCAATTCCTTCGGTATATCATGCCTCTCCCAATACTGCTCGCTAGGTTTGTTGCCCCTTTTATAGCAGCTTGATGGTGTAGGAGGCAGTGCTATGTTCAGTCCTGAGATGTTTACCACATCACCTATCTCCCCGCTCTTAGAGATTACCACCACGTCATACTTTTCGTGGTAGCCATAGGTCCAAGACTTGCTCTTGTTCCTAGACTTTATGGTTCCGTTAGGGATATGGTTGGGAACCTCCCTATAAAGTACGTTATCTTGAACGTCTTTCCGCAAAACCTTGCTTTGTTTCTACTTTACTCTCGCCTCTTTCGGAGGATTCTAGGTTCTCCCGCTCCGATTCTATACGGCTCAGGATCTCCAATGCGTCAAATATCGCTAATTTCTTTGTTGCCGCAGCATTTTTAAGCCTGTCAGCAGCCAACTCATCCTCGGGGTCAGGCTTGATGATGTCTTCCTTGGCCACCTTGATGAGCTGTTCTACGGCTAGTTCGCCCGCGGCGATGATCCTCATGCGTATCTCCTTGCTGTCCATCACTTCTCTTTTAAGAAAATTACCTGTATAAGACGCGAAGAGTCCCCCTCGCCAAAGTTCTCGAATATGTTTCTTGAGTGAAGCATATCTGAATCGAAGGCGAGCATACGGTTGAACTTTGCGTAGACCCTGCATACAGGCTTGTTTGAGCTGTCGTATATGGTTGTTCCGTCCTCATTCGGGTGAACCTCGTTCAAATACAGGATGACGGTGATGTCTCCCATCATCTCATCGCTGTGTATGAAGTTCGGCTCAAGCTGATTTAATGGCGATTTACGAATAAAATTAAAATTGATTTTATAATCAGGAAAAAACATTTTAATGAATTCCGAAAATTCATCATCATCACGAGCCTGAATGCCTCGAAAGGTCTGCGACCCGTCCTGCACGTCGTCAAAGTCACCCTTCAGGACCTGCTCTACATAGGACTTGGGGTCCTTGAGTACGTCGTCAAATACTAGGAAGTTCATCTTCGTTGAGTTTGATTGTTATCTGATGGTCGTATATTCGGTACATCTTCTCCCCGTCCACAACGAACTCATACTCGCAGTCCGGAGTATAGCATACCTTATCTCCGCACTTTATGCCTTGATTGGTCAGGTACTCGTTAGGGTACACCATCTCCCCCATCAGGGGCTCGTAGGTGAACGGCTTCTTGACGTAGTAGTCGATGGCGGGGATAGGCCTGACAAAGCAGTACCTGTCGTAGGCGTTCCACTTGCCATCCTTCTTGTACATAAAGAACTGTTCGGAGTCTATCAGGAACTCATCCTCCTTAAGGTAGCTCCTTCCGCTCTTACGGCGGCCCTTCATGTCATTATAGAACTTGAAGACGTTGTGGTGAACGAGCAGGATATCGCCCGGCTCAATAGGTCCCTTATACCAAAGAGGGGTGCTGACCACCTCGGCGAACCTATTTGAAAACTTATGATCCTCCTCAGAGGTGCTGATTATCAGCTCAATGCCGCCTATTTCCTTTGTGTTGTCGTATCTTTTCCCTTTCAGCGGCTTTGCTATGAAATGGAAGGGTGACCGCATTAGTAATTTATATTGAATTCAATTGATACAGGTACTGATTGTCGGAATTCCTTCCACAAAAGTACCTCGTTTTTTTCATTTATAATGTACACCAATAAGGAATCGCTGTCCTGATTGTGTTTGATATGGTAGATCTCATAGGTTTCACCAAGCACCTTCTGACCTACGATATAGTGCATGGCATTCTTATACTCAGCACCAACAGATATTTTCCTGATATCCGTCATACTTGGTTTACGGTAACAATAACGCTAGGCGTGGCAGGATGGACGGCGTTAGCAGCCTCTGCAATCATGGTGATGTTCGTAGATGTAGCCGTCCACATCAATTGAATATAGTCACCCGCATCAACAGCAATAAAATAATTCCACATTGCCATCACATAAGTTTGGTTACCCTGCATATTCACTTTCCCGTTCGTGTCAGGGATGTTGGCGGCAGCAGTAGATCCGTTCTTGCGAAGCCAAATATCGACAGTCTGACCCGTACCACCCGAGTTTGTAAACTGAGAAGAAAACATTATGTTGTATACGCCCGTGTTGGCAAACGTAATGCGCGTAAGGTTGACCCCGTCACTGACAACAGACACCCCGTTTGTGGCGAGAGGATCGGTAATCCTAAGTATCATAGGTACCGCCACGTTTGCACCACCCGTAAGGGTCTGTGTTATTGAATCATAAAACGAACCCTTCCAAAGATTATTGGAAATCAGTGTATTTACAGGACTCCAATATGGAGAAAATCCTGAGCCGCCACTTGCCAAAACCTCTCCGCTCAATCCCGCGTTGCCTCCAACCTTAAGCTCAGAAGAGCCTCCTATAAAGTCAACATAACCGCCGACAATGAAAGCACTTGCATCTACAATAAAAGAATAAAGGGTACCAAGGGTGGTTAGGTCATTGCTTCCCAAGTCAACATTAGCAGTAGCACCCGTGTATGGTACATAATTTCCAAGATTAGCCAACCCCAAAATAGAACCGATACTGTAGTTCTTGGTATTGTTAGCGTCGTTAACGTCCGTGCCAATGACCATGTCACTGAGCGATGGGGTAGCGTCTGCGGGGTATGTACTAATCTTTGCCATCTTTTCTTATAGTATTAGACCAATGTCAACAGGTATAGGGTCTTGTTCACCAAGGCGAGCATCTCGTCCATGATATTCTGAATCTCTGAGGGGTAGTTGTTACGCTCACCGTCAATAAGCTGCTGCATCTCCTTCAAGTGCTGAGCCGCAGGCATGATCTTGGCCTCAGGGATGACAATCTCCACACGCTTGAAGCGACCGAAGTACACCTCGCTGAACTTGTCGGTCAGGTCGAGGATGTTGTCGTAGTAGCCACCCAACGCCTTATGCTCAGCAAAAGACGTGGTCTGAAGGTGCGCGATGTGCATCATGTCGCGCGATTGGAACAAGAGTCCGATGAATTTGTTAGGAGACATGGAGGTTGCTTTCCTTTTGGGTGACCTCACCCGTTTGCATGTTGATGACGGCATTGGCGCCGTACTTCTTTACGAGTTCCAACTCGTACTCGGCAAACTCCTTCTTAAGGTTGTCAATCTGCTTGAGTACGTCGTTCTTTTCCATCTCAAGTCCACCCAAAGCCATCTTGGCCTTGTTGAAGGTTGAGTTTGCTTCTTGGATTTTTCCAAGCTCTTCTTGTGTCAAATACTTGTTTTCCATTTGAGTTTGTGTTTGTTACAAATATAGTCAGGATTTTATTTCAAAGTGCATCCAATCATAATTCTTCTCGACCCCGAGGTTGATGAACCCGTTCTTATAGAACGCCTCAAGCAGCGGCTTGTACTCGTCCTTGGCGAACCTAGCCTTGTCCCTGCCCCATTTGAGTTGATTGTGAGACGGGTCCAAGTCGATAGCCAAGCCCCAAGCGTGCATGGACATGGTGCTGCCGCCCCTCTTCTTTCTGTAATTGAATACGCCACCATATAGGTCAATACCCAACTCTACAATCCTGTCATAGCCGTACGCGCTGAGTACGTCAGCTAACGCGGCGGTCATGTTCGGTACAATCAGTTTATGGCAACGGATACGGCTTGTCTTATGCTCGGTATCCCAAGCAAGCCTCATGGGGTACGGCAGGATTAGGGTCTCAAGGTATCCATCACCTGTGATGTTAGGCTCGCCGTACTTGGCTGTGACCTGTTTGGTTGTCATCGACCCTGCCCCCTGTACTTTTTCTTGTAGAGCTTACTGCCCTTGTGGTTGCTCGTCTTGGTTTTAGCAACGATACCCTTACGGTTGACGACCTTCTTAGGCTTCTTCTTGACCTCCTTGGCTGCCTTCGCTTTTGCCATTGCCTTTTATCTTTTTGATTTCGTGGATGATCCGTACGATCGTATAGATTATGGTCGCGAAAAACAACACGGCCTGAAGGACGTGGTTGATGTCTGCTATGTTGAACAGCAACATGCACATCACATTTGCCAATATCACCTTCACGTCGCTAGTATGTAATGTGCCCTCTAACATGACTAATAAATGATTACCAAAGGGCGATAAGTTGACCCCAAGTAACACCCGCTACGGCCGTTACGTTTACAACTTGAATAGGACATATCTGTCCTGCAGGTATAATGACGTTCAATGAATACCCATCCAATGTGGTAACCGTCACGTTACCTGTAGCTGACCCCAAGCAATTATAAAGCACGGCACCTCTGTACGGAGAAACCGTTCCGGGGTCAGTTTGAGAATATATGGTATAGGCTACCCCTGCACTATTGAATGTGCCATCATTCAATGTCAGGGTTGTTGCAGCAACACCTATAATCGGACATATCGTTCCCGAACCGGTAGCTATAACCAAATCACCCACCTTAACACCTAATGTGATAAAATTCTTGGTAGTGTCTACTAATGTATTAGATCCCACTGCGCTCGTTGAGCCTGAAACGATATCGTTTGGGGTTGGGAGTAGGTTTGTTGCTCCTGAACCTAATACTTGAGCTACCCTTAGGGACTTAGTGTATGTTGTCTTGAGTGTAAGTGCCATCTTGTGTTTCGTTGTTATTATATGGGAACGCCTCGTTAAGCGCCTGTCTTCTTTTCTCGCAACCGCATCCCTCCTCGCTGCCTGTGACCGCCTTGGCCACAGCCTTCACGATAGGCTTGATTCCGGTGACCGTGGTCACCTTATCAATCGTATCTCCAAGCCCTCTACTGCGGTAGGTAATCTTCATTTCTTTCCGATGATGGAGTTCATCTTGGACTTGATTCCTCGGTTGGCAATCGCCTCGTCATAAATCACGCTGCCCCCGTTTGGAGGAAGCACGTCGCCGGGGGCCACATACTTGCCAATCTTCGTCTTGGTCTTTCCTTTGATCTTGTTCATTTCGCTTTCTTTTTTCCGGCCGCAGCCATCTTTTGAAACTTGGACTTGCCGTACTTCTCACGGCCGATAGCGGCGGTGATGGCGTCGGCACGCTTTGCACTGATGCCCTGCTTCTTCTGAATACTCTTGCTGAGCTTCTCGAACTTACTTGCCATATTACTTGTAGCGATTAGCTGTGGTGTCTTTTACATAACCGAACTTAGCCATGTCGGCAGAATATGCACGCTCACGCTGTTCTGATTTTGCCTTTGACTGAACAGGCTCAGGCGTGGTAGCCAAAGGATAGTCACGTCCTGCGTTCATCTTCTTGCGAGCCTCTTGCTCTTTCTGTTCTGTCTTAGAGAATGGTTTTCCGTTGGTAGGCATTGTCTTGTTGTTTTATATGCTTGACAAATATACTATTATGCTTTTGATATTCTACTACCCATACCAACTCTTGACTTCTCAGCCTTCTTTTTTGCCAAAAGGGATGGGCTCATCTCGCCCTTGGTCTTTGGGGTCTCAGAGGACACCCTCTTGGACGGACGGCAGTACTCGTTGGACCCTCCCGCGCCACAGGCCTTTCCCGTGCGGGTGTCTACCCACTTCTCCTTCTCCCAACGCTTAAGGCTTGTTCCCGCCTCGCCCTTACGGACGCTGCCCGACTCCTTGCGACACTTGGCAATCGCTTGAGAGGCACGAGCCGACGGGAACACCTTATACTGAGCCTTTACCTTCTTATAGCAGGCGTCCTTCATGCCGTTGTGTCTTTAATGAATAAAGGAGAATAGGCAAGTACTGCATCATCTATGACAGAATCATCAGCCCCCCATGCCTGTAGGGTTGCATTGTCGATTTCAACTTGAAATGAACTTACAAAAGATGAGTTATCGCTATCGATAACATTGATCAATGAACACATAGCAATCGCAGAGTCTGCATTTCTATGTATTTGTGGTACATACCACATTATAGCATTTGCTGTCTTTTCTTGCAATTCACCGAATTGAATGGGTTGTATTTTTATATAATTATTCATTTTAATATAGTGCTAAATAAGGTGTGTTTACTGTACTAAATTGACCGGGAATTGTCAATGTTGTCGGCATAGTTGTTTGATTTACTGCAAACATGAACCAATACTGACTATTTGTTGTATCTAATGTAAATGATTGGAAAGTGTGGTTTGCTGTTACTATTAAAGAAGGGCTTGTTGTTACTGCGGATGAAGAATATAAAATCGCTGCATAGTACAATCCTGCTGTTGCGGAATATGTCGAAGAAAATGCTTTTTGTTTTAATGAATTAGTTGATCCTGTCGACAACATCGTTCCATCATTTGTAGATACTGCGACTCTTGTAAAGGTTCCACTACTATATGTATATAAAGCAACGCCATTAAAATTCGATGGTGTAAATACTCCTATAGTTGATTGGAAATATTTTACTCCGGTAATAGTCATTGCTCTCGGAACCCATATAGCAAGTAAATAAATTCTTTGTGATATAATATTGAATGCGCTATTTTGAATATACGCCATTGAAAATGTTGCAGGTTCCGCTTTAATGGTGGATCCGAGTGATGGAAATGATTCAGTCATCGTCCAATTCACCGAATCTGTTCCACCACCACCTGAATATTGAGGTATATTCAATGTATTACCAACAAGCGTAGATGCCCCACTTGTTCCGGTAGTAGTGAGTGTCAATGCACCCTGTTTTCCATTTAATTGAGTCTGAATATCACTAGTAACACCCTTCACATAGCTTAGCTCCGTAAGGGATGGATAGGTAGCAGTACTAAGACTTCCAATAGTGCTTCCTGTAGTGTTAAAAAACGCAATTTCATTATTAGTGCCTGTCCCTGTTACGGGATTGGTCAAAGCGTTTTGCTTCCCATTGAATGTAGTCCAATCCGTAGAACTTAAAAATCCTGATTGTGTTGCATTTGCCTGTTTGACCTGAATACTTGTTCCTGAGCCAATAACTGATCCTGTACCACCCGTAATAGTAAGAACAGAGCTTGTGGACTCAGTCAAATTTCCAAACGTCAAAGCATTCTGCTTACCATTGAACGTACTCCAATCAGCGCTTGAAAGGTATCCGCCCTGTGTCGCAGAGGACTGCTTGACCTCGACGGTGATTCCCGCCCCGATGATACTGCTTGACCCACCCGTGATATTCAATACACTCGAGGTGAGCTCAGCAAAGTTTCCTACAGGAAACGGGTCTAGTTTGTTATTGAAGGCGGTCCAATCCGCAGAAGTCAAGAATCCTTTTGAGATTCCTGAGGCCGACTGACCGTTGGTGTAGTCGATTGAAATAACGCCCGAAGAGGCGTTGAAGTCAGAGGCATTGAAAGAGGCAGCCCCCTTAGTGGACCCGTCTGCAAGCGCGTCCTGAATGGTAATGTTGGGGTTAGCGCCGCCGCTAGAAGACAAGGGACTCGAGGCTGTTACGGATGCAACCGTTCCTGCACCTACCTCTGTGCCTCCAAGTGTGATACCGTCACCTACATAGAACTTCTTGGTGTCGGTCGTGTAGGCGATTTCGCCTTCCTCCAATATGACCGAAAGCCTCTGCGTGTCTGTACCCCTCCTGACCCTTATGCTCATTAGAATGCTCCTCCGTCAATTAGTGTGTTTTGGTTGGCCAATAAGAATGATCCGCCATCAATCAGGACGTTGCTGTTTGTCACAACAGGTCCCCCTCCTGAATACTGAGGGATATTCAAAACAGAACCTACCAATGTGGCAGCACCGCTCGTCCCTATGGTTGTCAGAGTCAACGCGTCCTGCTTGTTATTGAAGTTAGACCAATCAGCTACCGACAGGTATCCACTGCTATTGGCTGAGGCCGCCGCAATGCTTATTTTGCCCGAATTCGTTATCGTACCTCCAATCAGTGGCGAAACAACACTGATCGAGGTAACCGTTCCGGGCTGAGTTGGCATCTTAGGACTCGGCTTCATTATGCTCCGGGCGTAGGTGAGAGCGGGAAGTCCCTGCCCTTGCTTTTCTTTTTCTCGGTATATAATAGAGGGGTCCTGTCAATCTTCTCGACAGCCTTTGTGCCCCTTGGGTTCACAGTGATATTGCTCTGACCCTTTTTGTAGGTCTCCCCGCCACGCTTCTCATATCTCTCCTTCATCCTCTCATACCTGCGCTCAGAGATAGGCTTCTCCTTCTCTCCCCTAACGACGCCCTTCTTGGATACGCGACCTGCCTTGCTGTACAAGTATTCGTAGTCTGCCATGGCTTACTTCTTTTTCTTTTTAGCTTTCTTGACGGGCTTTCCTGAGATAGCCTCGTACATGGGGATCTTCTTGGACTTTGCCATCAGTATCAATAGTTTTTTATTGCTATTTTTTATTCTGCAAAGACTTCAATGTTGATGGAACATCCTTTCTTAATATGGTTTTGGATGAGCTTTTTGTCGCTTTATGATATGTTCTATCACCTTCTCCCTCTTCTGACTTTAATTGATAAGTAGGTTTTCCCTTAGAATACCCTGACGTATCAATAGACTGCTGTGAGTATTTATAAGGTTCAATTATTCCGCCTACGGTGGTTCTTTGCATCTCAGTCTTAAAAACACGACCATCGGGACGAGATCCTGTTACGACCTTTTTGCCTTGACTATCAAAGTCGGGAGTTTCGGCTAATGGATAATCCCTTCCTTGTTTTTTTTGCTTTGCCATATTTATAGTTTTTAATACTTCCCTTTCCTGTTCTTAGGGCTAGACTTAGTTGATCCGCCCGGACCCGCCCACAGTTTCTTGCAGGCCCAATACCGAGCGGATAACTTGTCAGTAGCCGTGTCGCAACCATGCCTTGCACGGAAGCTCTTGCGAGCAGCCGCAGAATAGTTATGGCCATAGCCCTCAGCGCCAAAGTGAATAAGCTTCTCCTTGCCGTTAGCACAGGCCTTGACCATCATCTTCTTTCCCGGCCTGTCAGAGCTGACGGGTCGGTTGCAGGACATCTTGGACTTGTTAGCCATTAGCAGGCCTTCTTGGATTTCATAGCCATCTTCTTACCCTTAGGCATGTTCATGACAGATGACTTAGGGAGTTTCGGTGTAGCTTTTTTGCTTTTCATAGTTGTTGTTTTTATATGGTTAGAAAGTTATGATTTCTTTGAACCCGCAAAACCCTGAAGCCCTACGATGCCTTGAACCCAAGAACCTGCCTTGGCGCTCTTAGCGTCCCTCTTAGCCCTGAGCTCCTGACGACGAGCCTTGTCCTCAGCAGCAGCCTCACGTCTCTTCTTAGCAGCCTCCTCAATCTTGGCAAAGGCTGAGGTCACAGCGGTGCCCTTATTGCTTCCAACCATCTTGGTTGAAACCGTCTCTGATTTTTTATTGTCAGAGGCCTTGCTAGTAGCAGAAGGCTTTGATTTTTCGGAAGAGCCAAAAGTTTTTTCAAACTCCTTGTTTACCTTCCTGTCTAATCTAGCTTCCTTCCGAGCCTGTCTTGTTTCTCTTGGCATGACGTTATTTCCTAGCTTTGCACAAATGTAATAAAATCAACAATGAAAAAACAAGACCGTGACTACATGAAGTATTGGAGGGTTATCCGGTACTACGTGCAGAGGCAGTACGGGATCTCACAACCACACCTAGAGCTCGTCCTGTTCCTCTACTCGGAAGGGTACTTCAGCAAAGACAAGTTCGATGAGTTCAATAACCTCATCGGTTGGGACTACGAACGGTTCTCTAACCTAAGGCGCGACGGTTGGATAGAACTCTTCAGGAGAAAGGTCGGCAACCATGCCGCACTGTACCAACTCACAGACAAGGCCAAGAAGGCTGTACGTTGCGTGTACGATAAGTTGAACGGAGAGGAGCTAGCCGAGACAGCACGTCGTAACCCCATGTTCAGACACGACGCCTCCTACATGGACAAGGTCTACCGGAACATGATCAAGGAGATGAACAAGTCTATACGACGACAACGACGTCCCGCTCCTGTATCACCGTACACTGCTCCTCCCCAATGATCATGGTGAAGCTCTGCACCTTGTCGTAGTATATCTCGTCTCCGGTGTTTATACCCACCACGTCAAGGCCGGGGGTGATGACACGACCCCTGCGGTAACGGAACTCGTCAACGTCTTTTCCCGAAAGTATAAGCCCTGAGTCAGTCTTCACCTCCTCGTCGATGGGCTTGATTACAATGTATTTGCCTATTGCCTTCATATTAAAAGTCGGTTTGGATGAACACGGGCGCGTCAGGACCCGTCTCAGCGTTTAACATGTACTGCTCAAAGTATGCCACCGCCTGCATCTCCTCTAGCCCCTGATCCATCAGTATGTCGATACAGATGTTGGCTGAGTACACAAGCCTCATGCCCGTCTCGTCGACCCCGACGATGGCCTCGTCAAAGCCGTTGGCCCTGAGGAACCATTGGTCAGGGTACGCGTCAAGTATCCTATCAAACAGGCTTGCCATTGGTCGCCTCGTAACTTCTTGCCATCGTCACAATGGCGTTGGTGCTCAAAATCGTCACGGCCACACTCACGGCGTTCTCTAAGGCCGAGCGTGTCACCTTGAACGGGTCAATGACACCCATCTCCATGAGGTCGCCCTTCTGACCCGTCTTGACGTTATACCCATACCCAAGCGGCTCAGAGCCGTTGTATACGTTTGTCAGGCACATGCCTGAGTTAGCCAATATCTGCGTAAGTGGAGCCTCAATGGCATGCTGAAGTATTTGCATGGCTGCCATCTGTTCCTCACTCTCCGCCTCCGGTACTAGGTCTAGCACGTTGACCTCATACAGGGCCTTGCCTGCGCCTGCCACTACGCCCTCCTCCAAGGCCGATCGTACGGCGCATACCGCGTCGTCGACCCGGTCGTACAGCTCCTTCTGCTCTAGGTCGGTGTTGCCACCCACATAGATGACCCCGATACCACCCGTTAGGGATGCAATGCGCTCAAGCAAAAAGTCGCGCTCAGGCTTCTTGGTCGAGGAGGCGTGAGCCTCCCACAGTTGGGACACCCGCTCGTCAATCTTCTTCTGCTCTGCTCGCATGCTAGAGCGTATGATGATGGCGCTGTCCATGCTTACGATGACCTTTGATGCGTGGCCCAAGTCGCCGTAGTTGATAAGGCTCAGGTCGTCTCCTGTCTTGTCGCTGAAGTAGTTGGCACCCACGCTTACGGCCAAGTCCTTCATCAGCTCGTGTTGCTTGTATCCGAAGTTCGGCGGAGGCACAACGCATACCTTCAGGTTACCCTTGACGACGTTGGCGGCTAGCGTGTTCACCACATTAGCAGAGCACGGGGCGATGATGAGCAGCTTCTTACCCTCCGATATGATGGGCTTAAGGATGCTCTCGATCTGAAGGATGTTGGATATCTCCATGTCGGCAACCAACACCATCACGTCGTCGAATATGCACTCGTCACGCTTTTGGTTGTTGACAAACAATGGAGAGCTCATCCCCTTGTCCACCTTGAAGCCCATGGTGGTCTCGTAGTAGGTGTCCGTGGTCTGAGACCTCTCAACCGTCACGATGCCGTTCTTGCCCACCTTCTTGTATACGTCGGCAATGATCTTACCTGTGTCCTTGTCGTTGTTGGAGGAAATGGTCGCCACATCCAATAGCATGCCCTTGGAGAGCTTCTTGCTCCTCTTCTTGACCTTCTCCACCACCTTCCCACTGATGTCCACCATCTGCCTTAAAACCTCTGTACGGTTGTGGTGGTCCTTGATATGCTCCTGTCCACCCATCACCAAGGCCTCGGTCAGGACAATGGCCGTGGTGGTCCCGTCACCTGCGCTTGTCGCCGTGCGGTCCGCCGCCTCCTTCATCATCCGAACCGCAAGGTTCTCGCAGGGGTCCATCAGGTCAATGGCCTTTGCCACGGTCACCCCGTCCTTGGTTACGGTTATACCACCCGCATGCGTGGCTGATTCAATCAGCACCGTGTTTCCTCCGGGTCCTAACGTGCTCTTGACGGCGCGAGCCATCTTGCTGATTCCACTGATGAGCTTCTTACGCCCATTCTCACCAAAGACCAAGTCCTTGGGGTTGTATCCTACTGAGTCGAACATTTGATTTTAGATTTATAGCGCAAAGATATAAACCAAGAATGAAACGGACGCAATAAAAGCCAAAAGAACTATGGCCGTAAAATCGTCATCAGAAAGCTTTGTTTTTTTCATTTTTTCGAACTATGTCGATTTTAGTACCTCCCTATCTAATATATATATACTATATATATATTATTATTTTTTTTTATTAAAAAGTAAAAGAAAAATCGACATAATCGACATGGAGCTGATAATCAACAAACTAAGTGACATAAAATCGACACAAGAATGTCGAAAATCGACACAAGAGGAAAAAATCGACATGGGCATATAAAACGAAAGGAGGCCTAAGCCTCCCTCCGAACCTCAAATCAAAACGAACAAAACTATTTCTTCTTGGCCATGATGGACCAAATGGCTCCAACCATGGTGATCAAGCCACCGATAAGGTCGGCAACCTGTGATTCATCTGCAATGCCGCGCGTGACAAGTACACCACCAATGAAGGTGAGTGAGTGGCGCAGCAGTCCGAGTACGATGTCTCTGCTCATGTTTTCTGCTTTTGTTTTTAGTTTGGTAAAGATACTCATTCGCAACAACCCTCCATGCCGTTCATGTCCTCCATGCTCTCAGCACGGCTGTAACCAAGATATGTAGCGTCAGCCATCATAGATGTCTTTTCTGCACGCTTACTAGCCTTGTTCATAGCCGCCATCTTTTGGATTCCGTTCTTTTCGTTAGGCATGTTGTTGATCAACATCCCGTCCTTCACAGTAAGACCCGGAGCGGATCCCTTCTGCTGATAGGCCTTGTCATATCTGTTTGGTCTTGCCATGGCTTAATGTTTTATGGTCTAAGCAAATATAAGTAATTATTGGTATCAGATGCTAGTAGTATTTGGGCTATACCCCCATTTTACGATTGCCACCCCCCCGACCGAAAACGCGATTTTTTTTGGCGGGTGGGGGTCGCGTGTGCGCCCGCGCCCGCGCGTTTTTGGGGTTTCGCCCGCGCCTGCCCGCGCCCGCGCCCGTTCCCGTTCGCCCGCGTGCCCGCGTGCCCGCGCCCGCGCGTCACGCACGCCCGTCTCCCGCTTCCGCGCACGCCCGCGCCCGCGTCTCCTTTGCCGACCCGAGTAGGTGTCCTCCACTATGAATTACAGATCCATAGGTGTCCTCCACTAATTTGCTCCCGACTGCAACCTTTCGTTCCCTCGCTACGTTCGCGCGCGCACGCACGTCACGCACGCGCCTGTTTCCTTATGGGGCACGGGGGCACGGGTGGTTCAATCCCTCCTCCATTCCGCATCAATTCAAAGCGGTGACCGATTAAATTGCAATTTATCGCACTGACATTCAATCACTTACAAAATTATTTTCTGACGGGTGCAACCTTTGGTCGGTTGGTGTCGTGTAAAGGGTGTGTTTCAACGGAAGCACTACTGATTGAAAGGATGGCGGTGATTGGAGGGTAACCATAGGTGGCCTCCCCTATTTTTCGATAGTGTGTAACCTTTAGGTCTCACCGCCCGTAAGAGGGACAAGTTCTTTGACATACTGACAATACGTTCGCTCCCGTGTGGGCTAAGTCCGATATCGCTAACATATCACTAATGCTGTGAAGCATGAGGGTGTGGTGCGGGTGTGGTATGGGCATTCATTAGCGGTTGCGTTCACCTTCGGGGCGTGTTGTCGGTACGGCAGACGGCAAAAAGGATGGAAGCAAGGCGCATCTGAGAGCGGTGAAGCTCTCAGAGCTCCGTGAGAGCTGTGAAGTTCACGGGGTGGCGGTTCGAGTCCGTCTCTATCCTCACCGAATAGTTCGGTTCACTCAAGTAAACTTTAAACCCAAAGAAGTGCGGAGTCAGCACTATAAACACCGACAACAACACAATGAAAAATGCATTTGTAAAGTTCAGCGCACTAAACGTGCAGAAGTTCGAAAAGTTGACCTCTCAGGTCGAGTCTAAGGCTGTGGATATGTTCCGCAAGTCGATTGAAATCGCTCACATTGTCCGTGACGGGTGGAAATGGTACTCTGCCCTGTCAGCCTCAGAGCGTGAGACGCAAGGCATCGGCAAGTTCACTGCGGACGAGTTCGCATCCAAGGTGTACGGCATCAAGAAGGTGATGATGTACAGGTACGTAAA